CCGCTCCTCGCAGCCGTCAGGCCCCCAGGAGTCCATCAGGGCGGCGTACTCGGTGCAGCCGCAGGAGCCGTTGTCGCGGACGAACCAGGAGAGCGTGCGGCGGAGTTGGCAGCCGGGGCCGCAGGGGCCCGGCCGGCGGGCGGGGCAGTGCCGACGGGACTGCATCGACGCCGCGGCCACGCCGCAGACGGTGCAATGGGGATCGGGGCCGGAAATCTGGCAGTGGGGCTTCACGAAACGGCAATCGTGAGGGAGCCCACGCCTCCCCACCATGTGTCCCAACCCGTGCCGTAGTTGTTGCCGGTGCCTACAAGCCCTGGCCCAGCGAACGTGCCGAACGGTGGCAGGCCGCCAGTGGTTACCGACCCCGACACGGCGAACGCATCAAACCAGTCGGCGTGAAAGCTGAGGATCAGTGCGTAGTAGGTGCGACGGAAATCACGCGCGAGTGTTGTTCCCGAGTCGGCACACCCGTACAAGGTGTTACTGCCGCCTACTTTTACGCTGCCCGATGCCAGCACTTGAATTGTCTTTCCATACGCAGGCGTGTCACCATAAGCCACTGTCATCGAGCACCCGACGCCATAGCTTCCGGCCGTGCGCGAGTCCTCGTAGCATCCGGCCTGGTCAAGTCCAAACGAACTTGCCGGAACGTGCATTGGGATAGTGTTCGTAAGGTCCACTTCAATCGTTTGGCCGCTCAGGCTTTCGATTGAGTGGTATCGAGTGCCGATTTGTCTCCACTGTGTTGGCGGCTCTCCGGATGTGAACGCCACGGCGAAATGTGCATCCGTGAAGTCCGTCGCCGCGGTCGCCGTCGCCAGATAGACCGTGTCACCAATGCCGGAATAGTCAGACGACGAGATTCCGTCGTATTCCAATGAGTAGATTTCCGATGCTGTGAACGTAGCCTTGCCGGTTACGTTGCTGCCGGTGGTTGCCGATGCCACGACTTTCCGAAACACGGCCTCAAACCCAGAGCCTCCGCCGTAAACGTCGTCTCGCAGCCGGAGCCACTGGTAAGTTCCGTCCCATTTCACTTCGACGGAAACCGTCGCGCCTCCGTCGCCAGACGGCCAGAGTCCGTTGCCGCCGGTGTTCGGTGCGGGAGGCGGCCCCCACATGATTTTGAACGTTCCGAACTGAGTCCAGACGGTGTCATCGGACAAAGGCGCAGAGACGCAAGACGAGTCGGCCGCCAGGCGGTCTTCTACGGTTACGGTTTGACTGTCGATCATCCAGGGAGCAGTCCACCCTCTCGCCGCCACGACGTAGCGGGTGGGGGTTGCCGGTGGCGGCTCGCTGCACCCGCACCCCTGGCAATTCGACCCGCCACCGAGGATCATGTGCACTCGCTCCAGTCAAGGTGCGGAGTGCCATCAATGATCGTGCAACCGACCCAGTAGCCCCCGGTCGGCCCCGTCACGGTCTGGGCCCGGTTGATCGCGGTGAACGTCAGCGGACCGCTGGGGCCGCTCACCGGTGCGGACCCGTCGCCCTTCCACTGAGTGACCGACGCCGTCGCCCCCTTGCTCCAGGTGCCCGACACCTTCCCGAGCCGGTTGTTGTTCGCGCCGGCACCAAACCGCACGATCGCCCACTTGCTCGAGCCCGTGCCAGGCTCCTTCCAGAGAATTTGCACGTCGCCGCTGGCCGCGGACGAAAGCTGCGTGAGGTCGCCGTCTTTCGCCGTGGCGAACCCGTGGCCGGCGTCGGTGACGTTGATTTTCGTCTGCACCACGCCGGCGACCGCGGTCCGCCCGATCTTGCCAGCGGCGATCGGCTCGACCGCCACGACGAACGCTGAGCCACCGGTGGGGAGCCCGCCGGAGATCACCGGCTGGTCTTGGAATTGCTGCGTGGCGTTGCCGGTCGCGCCCGAGGGCGTGAAGACGACGCCGGCGACGGAGAGGACGCCCCAGCGGTTGACGGTGCCCGTGGTGGAGTTCTGTGCCAGGATGCCGGTGTAAGCCGGCGGTCCGGCGGATGGGCCATCTGCCACACCGTCAGGGCTTTGACCCAGCACGATGTCGGCGGCGTCCTGCGCCCGGTTCCACGCCCGGGCGGAAATCTGCCCGCGGATCGGGCCCGCCTCGATGCGTCCCGGCCTGCCCTTTTCGCTCATGACACGCCGATCTTGAGTTGCGAGAAGTCGCCGTCGGGATAGACGCGGTTGACGTAGACCGCGATCGGCTGCCGGGTGATCTGGTTTTTGGAGGTGTCGGCAATCGCGGCGTACCGAACCCAGAGGTATTCGTGACCGCCCTTGGCAATGTTGTCGATGTCGCCAACCTTCAGGGGCAGCAGCGTCTTGCCGTCTCCGGCACTCGGAGAAGCGACGAACTTGAACGTGATCGTCCCCGGCCCGTTTCCCCGCTGGTCGTCCCATTCGTGCGATCCGATGGCCCCAAGGAACAGCACTTCGCCGGCCTTGAATCCTCGAAAGGCTAGGTTGTTGACCGTCCCCGTCAGTTCCCCGAGCTTCCGGATGTAGGCGTCAGTGAGGACCGACAGAGGCACGTCGTACGACTCTTGAAACTGAAACGACGGGACCACGATGTCCACGCCGTTGACGCTGTTGTCATCGACGTTGATTGATCCCTTCATTGAAGCGCCGTCGTCCAGCCCGGAAGGACCGTACACCTTCTCACCGGTGTCGGTCACCGCCCCAAAGGAGTTTTTTACCTGCAATGCGTTTGTGATGTGCTGCGTTCCACCGCTGGTGTCAAACGACCGAGCCCGCTTGAGCGGTGCCGTCTGCGTGGGATCGTCGGCCCCGATCTTCTCGTAGTTGATCGTGACCTTCCAGCAATCGTCTCCCTGATACTCGACACCGTAGGACTCGGCCCGCATCTTGACCTGCGGTTGGCCGGGGTACTGCCAGTACGGGTATTGGGTCGAGATCGCTTGGTTGGCAGAGGCATGGAGAGCGTCTTCGTTGGTCGTGCCGAAGACATTGAACACGCGCGTGCGTGTGCTGGCGTCCTTCCGGCCAAGCCGGTAGATCGTCGCCGACCTCGAGGTGCTGTCTTCCACCCACTGAATAGCCATCTACCACCTCATGCGACGATGCCACCGACGCGGTTTGCTTGGTCGATGCCGGCCTGGATCTTGAGCAGAGCGTCGAGTTGCTGCTTCTGCACGTTCCCGCCGCCCATCTGCCCGACGGCGAATGCCGAGAACGTGCCGGCAACGCTGGTGCTCGTCTTCGTCGCTGACGGGCCAGAGATCGAACCTGGCGCGGTTGTCTGGCCAACCTTCTCATTCAATGCCGCCTTCGCCTGATCGACGGCGGCCATGCGATCCGCGGCCCGCTGGCGGTTGGCGTCTTCGCGGCCGGCCATCCTTTTTTCAAGGTCCGACATTGCCGAGGACTGGCGATCCTGAGCAGACTGCGATTCGGTGGCGTTGGTGCTGATCGCTTCGCTCATGCGAGCGGCAAGTCCTGGACGATCCTTGCCCCGCTGGTCCGCTCTTGACTGATTCTCCTTGTCAATGGCGTCCAGCTTGCTTTGCGTGTCGGTCGCCCCTTGCAGGTAGCCAGTAATCCTGATCCATGCCTTCTGGATCGCCCCAACCATCGTGTCGAACGTTGCCATCACGCCATTGGCCAACTCGTCGAAGATGCCCATGACGACCGACGACACTTTCCGGACAGCGTTCCCGGCATCAGTGGACAGTAAGTCGAGCCCGCTCACGACGTAGGTGCCGAGCACGTCGAAGGTGTTCTGAATCATGCTCACCCACGGATCGATCACCCCCATGATCGCCGCCTGCCCGCGGAGCCATGCCGCCTGCACGCCCGACCAGAGAATGTCGATCGCCCCAGCGATGTCCCCGGCCGCGATCGAGTTGTAGATGCCGGTGATCGTGGTAGACGTTGTCTCGCCGAGGTCGGCCAAGAGTTTCTTGGCGTCGTTGATGGGGCCGGCAAACACACCGCCAAGAGCCCCGGCAGACTGCACGAGCTTTCCAAGATCGACGCCGGCCGCACTGGCGGCGAACGCGATTCCACCCAGCGCCGCCGCAACCGCCAGCGCCGGGCCTGCCAGTGCAGACACGATTGAGATCAGCAGCATGAATGGCTTGGCTGCGTTTGCGACCGTGAAGGAAACGAGCGACATTCCCTTTCCGAATCCGAACATCACCGCCCCGACGCCGATCAGTGCCCCGCCAACAGCAACCACCTGGCGGACGAGCTGCTCGTTTTCGCGGACGAACCGCGAGGCAGCGGTGGCCATGCCGGTGATCGCATTGGCGACGCCGACGATTGCCGGTGCCACTGCTTGCCCGACCGACTCACCCAGAGACAACAACGACTCTCGGGCGCGAAGCACCTCGGCGTTCTGGCTGGAAAACGCCATGCCGGCAGCCATGATCGGGGCCACCATCGCAGTCCCGGCTGCCATGAATGACGTTCCGAGCTTGGACAACCCGCCGCCAAGGTTCCCGACGACCGTGTTAATCTTTCCGAGTGCCGCGATCGCCCGGGACGTATTTGCCCCGATCTCGATATAGACCTGCCCGCCGCGAACTGCTGACGCACTCATCTGTCATCCTCCGGCGGGGCCGAACAAGGCTTCGAGGTCAGCCTGGGTCGGTTCTCTCTTCGGTGTCGGTGGGGCCTTGCTGAACGGGTTGAACTTCGCAGCCTCAATCGGCGGTTTCCCCTGCCCTCGGTTCGCGTTGTAGAACTGGGACAGTTGCTGTGCGGTATGCCACCAATCGGATTCCAGCCGTGCATCGCGGGCCGCCATCAACTCGCGGAGGGTGCGGTTGTCGGGGTCGAGTCCGGTGATGCCGCAGCACTCCCAGATGACGGCCCAGGTGTCCGCAGTGCCGCCTCCGCCTGCTTGGTGACCTCGGCCGCCAGCTCCGTCATCCGGGCCGACAGCGAGGTCACCACGCCGCGGAGGCGCGGGGGGAAAAAACCGACAAGCTCCTCCTCGACTGCCAGCCCTCCCTGCTCGAGCGACTCGCCGCGAAGCGAGTCGAGGAAGTCCTCCTTGGTCAGCCCCTTCGACTCGATCTGCGGCATGAGCAGGGCGGCAAGCGTCTCGCCGACGGCGGAGAAGTTCGACCGCAGCACCTGGAACGTGCGGGCGATCTCCCCGGCATCGATCAGATCAAACGGCACCGCCTCGGTGGCCGCAGGCTCGTCGGCCGACTTCGGAGGCAGCACCACGCGGACCATATCCTTGACACGCTTCGCCGACGACACCGTCAGCGACACATGCCACGGGCGGCCCTGGTCGTCCCGGAACTCTCTCATGAGCGGAGCCCTACTTGGGTTTTCGCCAGTTGAATCACATACCCCCGAACGTCGTCCAAAGGCATGGAATCGCTGACATTTGTCACCACCGCCGTGAATGAGTAGCCGCCGGCCACGACTGCAATCTCGGTGCCGGCGATGGCCGCCGCGACGGCGGTAGATGCCGCGGCGTCGTCGATTGTGTCGATGCTGATCGACACCCCGTAGCCGGTGTGGTACGAGACGGTGGCCCGGCTGCCGAAAGGGGTGAACTCCCGGGTGGTGCCGACCGTGCTGACCTGCACATCGCGGATGCCGGCGACGTTCCCGCCGTCGAATGTCACCACCACGTCACGACCGAGCGAGATTGCCACGGACGCCTCCTATCAGGAGGTCTTCTTGGCGGTGAGCGTGAACGTGACCTTGTCGTCGAGCGGACGATTCTCGGTGACGTTCGTCACGATGTAGCCCGTTCCGGCACCCGCTAGGCTGGTCATGACGGCCGTGGCGTCGAGGCACTCAATCTCGGCGGTTCGCGTGACGAATCCGCCGGTGGCCGCCTTGTAGGAGATGCCGCTGGCACTGACCAGCCCGCGGTGCGACACGTCAATGGCGTTGACCTCTTGGGTCCACGTCACCGACATGATGCCGGTTGCCCCGTTGGAGCCCGTGGGGCTGCCGCCGTCCCGACCAAGAGTAACAGGCATGGTTTTCCCTTACTGGACGCCACGGGTGCAGGAGACGGAGTAG